TGAACCGCCTGCGATAGCTGTGCCTGCGCCGAGTAGACTTCTACCCGGCGTTACGCTACACTCCTGTAGTCTTTTACATTGGAGAAATATCGTGGACATAGCAGAGCAGATCAGACAGACAGCAATCGCGGACGCCGGGGACATCTCCGGCTATCCAAACATCGAGACCGTACACCGGATCTCGCAACCACTCAGCGAGCTGCAATCGGCGCTTGTGGAGTTTAGCCCGGACTTTGAGACTGACACCGGCGAACTCAGCGTCAGCGAGCTGTACCGTAAATACTTCAACATCGGCATTGCTGTCGGTGAGCGAGATCAACCAACCATTAACTAATTCGTTGAGCCTTCGGGCTCACCTTGTAGGACGCGGGTTCAAATCCCGCCCTCTCCACCAATAACTATTCAGCGAGTAGTTATCGGGGGGAGGTTCTGGAATCGACTGCGGGTGAGTGTGTTGGGGAGAACTGGTGAGCGAGCTGCCAGCCGTGTGTCGGGAAAACGCGAGAACTAAACTATCTGCAAACGATAGCGAGTACGCTCTAGCCGCTTGAGCTTGAGCCGGGGAACGCCAGCCGCCCTGTTACCAGTAGGGCTGGCACCTAATTCTATAAGCACCCACATGGGTGCTTTTTATTGTCTGGAGAAAACTTGTGAACACACAGAAACCCGGAAAAATCTACTACACCTGCCCCCAGTGTGGGCAGGGCGTCCGCTCTCCCGAGCGCCTTGCTAACCACCGTGCCCGTTGTCTGGGTACTGGGCAGTGGAGCAAAACCCGAAAGGGGGCCGCCTCGTGACTGGTATATCGGAGGTCAGACTCCGACCTCTGGACGGCATGAGCATTGAGCAGATGATCGACATGCTGGTCGATCTTGGCTACGGCGCCGAGGGTCTATCCAACGAGGAGATCCGAGAGATGCTTGTCGAGGTTCTGGACGGCCACGATGGCGACAGTTACGAGGAGCTGGATTTTGCTGACTGACGAGCTGGAGATGCTCTCCGCCCTCGGTCTGAATAAGTTCGTCGATCCCAGCCAGCTAGTAGACAAGGCCATTGACCGCCGCGATAACCCGGTAAAGGGCATAGCACTGCCGTGGTCGAAGATGAGTGGCTTCGAGCTGAGTAAGTCTGGGGTGACTCTGATAGGCGGATACAGCGGACACCAAAAGTCCACTGTGACCAATCAGATAGCCCTCAACGCATGTGTATCTGGGCACAAAGTCTGCATGGCCTCGCTGGAGCTTACCAGTGACTACTTGTTCTCGATGCTGGCATCTCAGTCAGCCTGTATGGGCGGAGATATGCACGACGAATACCTGCACCGCTTCGGCCGTTGGCTGGATCAGCGCATGTATATCGTGGATCACGCAGACACCATGTCGGGTGAAGAGTGCATACAGATGATCATCGACAGCAAAGTGCTGCTCGGGTGCGACATGTTCGTTCTTGACTGCCTGATGATGATCGACCTAGGCGGGGAGCTTGAGCAGGAAAAGAACTTCCTAGCGAAGCTGGCCGCAACGGCTCGGGCCTATGAGATCGCAATCGTTGTCGTCCACCACTGCCGCAAGCCGGGGCAAGAGGGCGAATCTAAAATTCCGAGGCGCGAAAGTCTGATTGGGTCTTCGCATCTGGTCAACGCTAGTTCTGGGGTGCTAATGGTCTGGATGGACATGGAGAAGGCGGCAGCCAAACAGAGGGGCGAGGAGCTGGACGACAGCAAGCCGTGCTTTGTGGTGTCCGTCGAGAAGAATAGGTTTTCCCCATTCGTCGGAATGGTCGGCCTATACCAACACGAGAGGGCGCGTCTGCTGTGCAACAACAGGCAGCGTATGTACCGACCAATTGATCTAACTGTGGAGGAACCATGCGAGTCAAAGAAAGAACAGTTTGGCGTGTTCAGTCAGGAGGCTTCACCCGCTGGTTTGCCGGGGAGCTTGGTGCCAGAGACTACGCCAGTGACAGATTCGACACCGAGTTTGACGGGGTTCCCTTTGTAGAGCAGGTCGTAATGAGCGAGATGCTGACGCACCTCAACGAGCTAGAGCTGGGCAGGAAGACATTCATGGATTCCTACGGCAAAGATTTATCCAACGCGAGTAAATAACTTAATCAAGGAGAAAGCATGTTCGAGTTAATAGTAATGACGCTGACCGTTCTGGTCGTGTGTGGCGGCGTTCGCCGCGAGGTAGTACGAGTATTGGAGGCCACTGTTAATGAGTAAGCCTAATGACTACCAGCGCCTGATCCACGCCACACGCTACGCACGCTGGCTGGAAGATGAAGGACGCAGAGAAACCTACGAGGAGACTTGCCGCCGGTACGTTGACTTCTGGGTTGGGCGCGATCAGCTCAAGCAGAGCGAGGCCGACGAGCTTTACAAGGACATCTTCAACATGCGGGCAATGCCCAGCATGAGGGCCATGTGGTCAGCGGGACCTGCGTTAGAGCAGCACCAGATGGCTAGCTATAACTGTTCATACGTTGCGCTTGACCACCCTCGCGCCTTCGACGAGATGCTGTACATCCTTTGCTGCGGTACCGGGGTCGGCTTCTCATGCGAGGACAAGTTTGTCAGCAAGCTCCCAGAGATTGCGGAGGACTTCCACCCTACTGACACCGTCATCAAGGTGCATGACTCAAAAATAGGTTGGGCCAAGGCGTTCAAGCAATTGCTCGCCATGCTCTGGCAGGGAGAGGTTCCGCAGTGGGACGTATCAGCAGTCAGGCCCGCTGGTGCGCGGCTCAAGACCTTCGGCGGCAGAGCATCAGGACCGCAACCGCTGGTTGATCTGTTCGTCTTCGCCACGGGCATGTTCACCAACGCGGCAGGGCGGCGACTCACCAGCATAGAAGCTCATGACCTAGCCTGTAAGGTGGGCGACATTGTAGTGGTCGGGGGTGTTAGGCGCTCGGCGCTCATCTCACTCAGCACGCCGGTAGACGACTACATGCGTGAGGCCAAGTCCGGTCGATGGTTTGAGACGCACCCGCACAGGGCGCTGGCTAACAACAGTGCCTGCTACAACCACAAGCCAGAGTTTCCGCTGTTCCTCAAAGAGGTGCAAAGCCTGTACACCAGCTTCAGTGGTGAGCGTGGGTTTTTCTCAAGGGAGGCGGCCAAGAAGATCGCGGCTCGGAACGGACGGCGTGACCCTAATCACGACTTCGGTACGAATCCGTGCAGCGAGATAATTCTTCGCAGCGCAGGCGTTTGCAATCTGTCCGAGGTCATCATCAGGGAGGGCGACAGCCTTGCGACTCTAAAGAAGAAGGTAGAGACGGCCACCATCTTCGGCACGCTGCAGGCCACCTTAAATGACTTTAGGTATGTCCGCAGCATCTGGAAGAAGAACACCGAGGAGCGGCTTCTGGGCGTCAGCCTGACCGGGATCATGGACCACAAGGTCATGGCCGGACTTGAGGGCGACGAGAAGCTGACCAAGTGGCTCAACGAGTTACGTGACCACGCCATCGAGGTGAATAAGAAGTGGGCGAAGCGGCTGGGCATTGAGCAGTCGGCGGCAATCACTTGCGTTAAGCCATCGGGCACGGTCTCACAGCTCTGCGACACGGCCAGCGGCATCCACCCGAGGTTCAGCCCGTACTACGTGCGGACTGTGCGACAGGACGACAAGGACCCGATCACGGACTTCTTGCGGGACTACTCGCACAACGAGCCAGCCATCGGCAAGGAGGGAAGCACTACGGTGTTCCACTTCTTTCAGAAGGCACCGGAAGGCGCCGTCTGCACCGAGGATGTAGGGGCGATGGAGCAGCTACGGCTGTGGAAGCTGTATCAGGATGAGTGGTGTGAACACAAGCCAAGCATAACCGTCTTTTATACACCTGACGAGTTTATGCACGTTGCGGCATGGATGTGGGACAACTTCGACAGCCTGTCGGGGATATCTCTACTCCCATACGACGGCGGCACTTATCAGCAGGCACCTTATCAGCAGATCACCGAGGAGCAGTACGAGGCCGGGGTGGTCGAACAGGTCGCAATGATCTGGAACGGGCACGAGATGGTGGAGGACAGGAGCATCGAGCTTCCGCCTATCACCCGTGAGCTTCCCGTCGACTGGTCAAAGCTGGTCGAGCAGGAAGACACAACCGTGGGGGCGCAGACGCTTGCTTGTACCGGCTCTGCCTGCGAGCTGTGAGCGCCAAGCATTGGTGGGACAGCGACAGACCGCCTCGTGACTACGCACTAGCCCTGCTGGAAATGCAGGGCGAGCCAGACCGCCAGAAATCTTTTATGGAGACGCACGTACCCGAGCACCTTCGCGGGATGGTGCGCGACCACTACAAGACGGCGGTTGCTCTAGGAGGTAAGGAGTAATGAGCAAAGAAACGCTAAGGAAGGCGATCGCCAAGCACGTAAAGGACTACCTAGACCGAGGCGGCGTTATTGAAGAGGTGCCGAGGGTGATCGTATGCCCGCCAAATATGCAATGGGCTCGCGCAAGGGGGTGGGACTACACGCCTTGGCAGTCTCGCGGTGAGCTTGGCGGCATGGGCGCCGGAGGTATGAACGTGTTTGAGGTTCAGCAATTAGAGGAGGGCTGCTACATGACCAAGCCAGCCGCGTTTGAGGGATCGGAGGATCGATGACATGGACGACGACTACGAGGAGATTGAGATGCTAGGGGATGAATTTCACCACGCCCTACTGGGTGCCGTGTACGAGCAGGACGGGGCGCCAGTGCCCTGCTACTCCAGCGGCATGATCGTGGACCAGCTAATGCTTGAGGGCTACACCGAGGAGCAGGCGGTTGACTACATCAACGAGGTGACGGAGGGCGCGAAGATCCTGTGGATACATCCGCTAGAGCTTGAGCCGGAGTTCTCGCCGGACAACAAGCCACATCTAAGGCTGGTTCATTGAGCTTTCGGAAGTCCATCTCGCGCAATCAGGCAGACGCACATTTTAGCTACTGCATAAGGGCAGCCGCTAATTGGCGCTGTGTCAGGTGCGACAAGGACTATTCAGAGAGAAATAAGCAGGGAATCCAATGCTCGCACTTTATCGGGCGAGGCAACTGGGCAGTCAGGTATGACTATGCCCTCTCGCTTTGCGCGACATGCCACGGGCTAATGGAGGCCAATCCGATTGAGCACACGAGGTTATTCACTGAGCACATTGGAGGTGAAGATGAGCTGGAGAAATATATTCAAAGGTCGGAGTGCAAGCACAGAGCCAAGTGGGCCAGAGCAAATTGGCAGGCCATCAGTAAGTTCTACCTTGCCGAGCGAAAGCGAATCGACAGCATCAGAGAACAACAAGCCAAGGAGGGTAAAAGTGAAGCCATCAAAGTCAGGAGGTACGACGAAGGGCCGGCGCATATTAGTGATCCCCGACACTCAGGTTAAGCCCGGAGTCAACACTGACCACCTTGAGTGGGCCGGGAAGTACGCGGTGAAAATGAAGCCAGACGTCATCGTGCACATTGGTGATCACTGGGACATGCCTAGCCTGTCGTCATACGACAAGAAGGGCAGCCGCCAGATGGAGGGCAAGCGTTACGTCAAGGACATCGACGCAGGTAACGAGGCAATGGATCGATTCATGGCCCCGATACACGCAGAGG